TATCTTATTATCAATTGGTATTTTTTATGCAGCCGTGGAAGTACAAAATTAAAAGGACTAATCACTGTATGGATAAAGACTGGAATCACATAGCTAAAATTGAAAAAGCGATTCGCCAAAAATATGGCAATGAAGCAATTATCAATCCAAGCTCAGACTGGTCGAGTGCTAAAGAAAAAGAATATCTTGAACAATTAAAAGAGATGAATACGAAACAATATTCTTTAGACGAACAGCAAGAGAAGGTTGAAGCCGATGGGTTTTTAATCAATAAAAAACTACTTACTAGGGAAACTACAATTTTAAATTGTCCCGTTTGTTCAAAAAGATTAAAAACAGTTAAAGACGATATATATAATAACAAATTTGAATGTTGCCACAGATGCTATATAGAGTATGTTGAAGGGCGAAAAGACCGCTGGCTGAAAGGCTGGAGACCAGGAGAAAAATAAATGTCACAAAAAGATTTAGATGTCGTAAGAGGAATTATGCAGGCAGCTGCAGATACATATGATGGCGCCTTGGATGATAAAGGTGAACCAATCAAAGTCGGCCTCAAGAGAGAAGAAGGCCATCCGGTTTTAGATACACGCGTAATGGATGGATTTAAATGCCGTGTCGACGGAGCCAAGTTGGTGATTAATTATCAGTCGGACCTTCTTTTAAGAGATGTTTATCGTGGCAATTTAGAAAATGAACTTGAACAAACGTTCGCTGACATTGTTAAGCATCTTAAGAAACAGTATAAAAAGATCACAGGCAAAGGCCTTAAACTTAAAGCAGATGGTGAATGCGATGCTTTGGTACAGTCAACAAGCAGAGTTAGGGTTTTTGTTCTCGCAACCAAAATTTATTCTATTACGAGCTTAAAAGATGTTGAAAATCGTTTGGAGCCTAGCGAAGATACATTAGATAAGAATTTTAAGAAATTTTTAGAAAAAGGGTAGATGGCTTACAAATTAACCAGAGAACAGATTTTAAAAGAAATCGTAAAATCTGGTAAAGACCCCATTTATTTTATTAATAATTACGCAAGGATATCACATCCCCAACACGGTCTTATCCCTTTTACCACTTATGATTTCCAGTCAGAGTTGGTCAAGAATTTTAATGATTATCGTTTTAATGTAATCTTAAAAGCACGCCAGCTTGGCATCTCAACAATTACAGCAGCTTATGTTGCGTGGATGATGCTTTTTCATAAAGAAAAGAATGTTCTTGTTATCGCAACACAGTTCAAAACTGCATCAAATCTTGTTAAAAAAGTAAAAGCAATTCACAAAAATCTGCCTCAATGGCTCCGCATCTCTGAAATATCAATCGACAATAGAACTTCTTTCGAATTAACAAATGGTTCTCAGATTAAAGCAACCTCAACATCATCAGACGCCGGCCGTTCAGAGGCACTATCATTACTCGTAATCGACGAGGCAGCACACATTGAAGGCCTAGGAGAGCTTTGGACAGGCCTGTACCCTACTTTGTCCACCGGAGGTCGCTGTATAGCCTTATCTACCCCAAATGGTGTGGGTAATTGGTTCCACCAGACTTGCATTGATGCAGAACAAGAGAGTAATGATTTTTATTTGACAACACTCAAATGGGCTGCACATCCTGATCGCGACCAAGCTTGGTTTGAGAATGAAACCAAAAATATGTCACGCCGCCAAATCGCACAGGAACTTGAGTGCAACTTCAATATGTCTGGTGAAACTGTTTTTCATGCAGATGATATGAAAGTTATTGAAGAAAGCCTAAGAGAACCAGAATATAAAACAGGCTTCGATCGCAACTTTTGGGTTTGGGAGAAACACCAGCCCGGATCAACTTATCTTTTATCTGCAGATGTTGCCCGAGGCGATGGAAAAGACTATTCTTCATTCCATATATTCAAAATAGAAACGATGGAAATTGTTGGAGAATATCAAGGAAAGGCAACTCCAGATTTGTTTGCAAATATGCTGAACGAAGTTGGCAAAGAATATGGAAACTGCATGGTTGTTGTTGAAAATAACACAGTTGGCTGGACAGTTCTTGATAAACTACAGGAATTTAATTATCCAAATATATTTTATTCTTACAAATCCAGTCATGAATATGTTGAGCCTCTAAGAGGCGAAAGAAGTAACAACGCTATTATGGGATTTTCAATGACGTCAAAGACGCGACCATTAGTTATTGCCAAACTAGAAGAATTCATTAGAAATAAACTAGTTACGATATATTCAATAAGAACTTATAATGAAATGAAAACATTTATTTGGCACAACAGCCGACCACAAGCAATGCGCGGTTATAACGATGATTTGGTTATGGCTTTCGCAATCGGCTGCTGGGTTAAAGATATTGCTTTCGAGGTAAATCAAAGAGATATGGAATATAAAAAAGCTTTCTTAAATTGTATGCAAAAATCTGATACTATTATAACTACTAAAATTCCAGGCCAACATGGCTATAAACCAATTCAGAATGATGATATAAAACGACAGTATATAGATCATGTTTGGCTCTTAAAAGGATAATTATATAAATGGCTAATAGAAATTCAAATCCACACAATCCCCAGCATGAGCTTTTCAGAAAACTTACTAAGTTATTCTCTGGTCCAATAACAAACTTCAGGCAACAGAACCAAAGAAGCAACCGGAGAGTACAATTAGACAAATATTCTTCTAGGTTTAAATCCACCAGTGGCCAAACTTTCAAGAAGTCTGAATATAACAATCGCGGAAATTATACTGCAAATTATTTAGCAAACCAAAATAGAGCAGAGCGTTATATTGATTTTGATCAAATGGAGTTCATGCCAGAAATCGCTTCAGCTATGGATATTTATGCGGACGAGATTACAACGTCAACTGAACTGACACCTCTTCTCAATATAAAAACCCACGATGAAGAAATAAAAATAGAATTAGATAACTTGTTTCATAATATTTTAAATATTGAATTTAATATATTTGGTTGGGCCAGATCTCTTTGCAAGTTTGGAGATTTTTTCTTATATTTGGATATTGATGAGAAGGATGGTATCAAATATGCAATTGGAATGCCGTCCAGCGAAGTGGAAAGATTGGAAGGTGAAGATGAAAATAACCCGAATTATGTACAGTATCAGTGGAACTCTGCCGGCCTCACTTTAGAAAATTGGCAAATTGCACATTTCAGAATTCTTGGTAATGATAAGTATGCTCCATACGGAACTTCAGTTTTAGAACCTTCACGTAGAATTTGGCGCCAGTTGACTCTTCTAGAAGATGCTATGATGGCCTATCGTATTGTAAGATCGCCTGAAAGAAGAGTTTTCTATGTCGACGTCGGAAACATTCCACCACAAGATGTCGAACAATACGTCCAGCGAGTCATGACACAGATGAAAAGAAATCAGATTGTTGATGATACGACTGGACGCGTCGACCTTCGTTATAATCCAATGTCTGTCGAAGAAGATTATTTCATTCCAGTCCGCGGCGGCGAATCAACGAAGGTTGAAAGTTTACCCGGCGGCACATTTACTGGTGATATTGATGATGTTAAATACCTTAGAGACAAACTATTTTCTGCTCTTAAGATTCCTCCTTCTTATTTAACAAATGCTGAAGGCGCATCAGAAGACAAGACCACTTTGGCTCAAAAAGATATTCGTTTTGCCAGAACAATCCAGAGATTGCAAAGAGCAGTTGTTGCTGAACTTGAAAAAATTGCAGTTGTACATTTGTTTACCAGAGGCTATCGAGGTAAAGACTTAACATCATTTAAACTTAGCTTGAATAATCCTTCTAAGCTAGCACAGCTTCAGGAACTAGAGCATTGGCGAACCAAGTTTGAAGTTGCCTCTGGCGCCACTGAAGGCTTCTTTAGCAAGCGCTGGATAGCCCAAAACATCTTCAATGTTTCAGAAGAGCAGATGTCACAGATACAACGAGAGATGTACCACGACAAGAAGTATGCTGCAGCACTTGAGAAAGCGGCAGAAGATGTTACAGCAGCTGGAGAAGGCGCCGATATGGGCGGCGGAGGCATGGGCGGAGATATGGGCGGCGATCTTGGAGGTGGTTTTGAAGGAGACATGGGAGACGACCTTGGAGGCGGCCTTGAAGGAGATATGGGCGACGACATGGGCGGAGAAGAAATGGGCGGAGAAGAGCCAGCCGCTGAAGAAGGCGGAGGTGAAGAATCTTCTCTCCTTGCAGCCCCGGCCAAACGAGATGTTCGACATTATGAAAAATCTTCTTATACCCCAGTTGAAAGAGATACAAGAAAGAAGGCCGGCCCGTATAAGAGACACATCAGATCAACTACTTCTT